CGCGCCGCCGGGTGGTCGAGCCGGAGCCGGTGCCGGAACCGGCGCTCGACGACCGCCTGCATGTCGCCCTGGTCGGGGGCGCAGAGAACAACGAGGCCCTGGCCCGCCTCGCCCGGGATCTGCCGGACTACCGGTTCACCTGGATCCCCAGCACCCGCGGACGGGGCACCAAGAGCAACTCGTCCGGCTTCCTCAAGAAGGTCGCCGGCACCAAGGCCGACGCGCTGCTGACCCTGGCGCGGTTCGGTGGCGGCTCGGTCCATCAGGTCCCCCGCGTGGCCCGGGAGATCGGCCTGCCCCACACCGTGGTCCCCGGCGGCTACGGCACCTCGAGCATCAAGGCTGCACTCAGCCGCCTGGGCCTCTAGCCCAGCTGTATCATTGCCCCAGGAGACACCGATATGAGCCGTCATACCCTTCAGAATCAGCTGCACGCCAACCGCACCGCCCCCCCGGCCTTGACCGACGAGGAGCGCCGGGTCATCACGATCCTGAGTCGGGCCTCGGTGCCGCGGCGTGACGTTGCCCTCCTGGCTGTGCAGGCCCACGCCAAGCTGGTCGCCGTCGAGCCGGATGGGCCGTCGCTGATGGAGCTGACCCTCCGCGGCCAGGTGGCCGACCTGGAGAAGCGGATCGACAAGGCCCTCGGAATCGCGGCTGAGCAGTCGCGCTTGGGCGGGTACGCCAAGGAGATGGTCTCAACCCTCGAGGGTTGAGCTACTCCTGACGCCGGCCAACGAACCGGCTGACCGCAGCCCCCACCCCGCCAGCCATCACGCCGATCACCGTCACGATGATGTCGCGGTTCTCCTGGGGGATCTTCACCTGGGTCAAGAACACCACGACCGAGACCATGAGCAGCAGGTACAGGCCTGAGCCGGCCCAGCAGCGCAGGTCCTTGTCGGTCACTTCGCCAGGACGATCGCCAACACCGCCGCCATGGTGGCCCCGATCCCAGCCCCCATCCCCACCGCGAACCAGCGGCCCTGCGCCTTGCGCGCCTCCGCTAGCTGCAGCTCCCGGGCGGCGACGATCGCCTCGGCCTCTTCCCGGTCGAGCGCACGACCGCGATACGCCAGGTCCAGCGCTTCGATGACAACGTCACGCTGCTCCGCGGAGGTGACCAGGGCATCCAGCTCCTCAGGGGCGAGGAGCATGCCGGTGAACGGGGCCTCCCGGCCCTCGACAAGGATCTCGGGCTCCGGCGCATCGTCGGGAATCTCCGGGGCCTCGGGCACCTGGACCCGGGCGAAGTCCGTGGACCAGATGGGCCCCTTGTGGGCGACGTGACCGCAGCCCGTGCCGAGGAACAAGACGAGAAGGAGAACGTACAGTTTCTGAACACTCATGCGGCACCGTCCCCATCGTCGCCGCGCCTGGAGGCCAGCCGCTCCTGCAGCGCCTCAAGGTCCGGGTCGGTGTCGGTCGAGACCGTCTTGTCGATGCGCTCCTGCAGCACCACAACCTCGGCCTTCTCCTCCTTGTCCCGCTTCTTCGCGGACCGCTTGCTCTTGCTGACGGTGCGCGACGCGGCGTAGACCGCCCCGGCTCCAGCTGCGGCGGCCTCGGCCTGGCGGCCCAGGATGAACAAGGTCACGGCGATACCCACCCCGACGCATCCAAGCAGCAGGGCGAGCATCCAGGGCGTAGCTGAGCTGATGGGGTCCTTGCTCATGGGTCCAACTTCCTGGGGCTCTTGCCGCTGATGATCTGGGCCACCCGCTCCGGCAGGGCCTTCTTGATGGCCGAATGGAGGGGGATGGCGAGGGAACCAAAGGCGAGCCCCAGCAGGGGGCCCATCGCCCAGGGCACCAGCTCCGGCCAGATAGGGCCCACGCCCATGAGCCCCCCGCTCACGACGGCGCCGCTCTGGGTCATGATCTTGAAGAGCTCGACTTCCTCGGGGTACAGCTTTCGGCCGGCCTTGCGGGCCTTCATCCGAGCCCAGAGCCGGAGCACCGGCTTGAGCACCTGGCCCACCAGCCCGTAGCTGGCCATCGCGATGACGCAGCCCACGGCGGCGGTGACGTAGTAGTCGTTCATTGCTAGCCTCCTATCAGGAGGCGCCCCACCCATCGCGCTTTCGACCCACGAAACGGTCAGGGCCGCGCCGGTCCTGGCCGTTTCTGCTTGGCGCTGTCGTCGTCATCCCCGAGTCATCGTCATCGCCGCTGTCGTCGTCATCGCCGCTGTCGTCGTCGTCGTCGTCGGGGCGCAGCAGCAGCGCCTCGGCGCGCTCTGCTGCGGTCATTGGCGAGTAGGGGTCCAGCTGCCCCCACCACTCGATCGAGGGGCACTCTCGGCAGTCGTGGGCGTGCAGGGTGCCGTCGCCGTGCAGGGTGCAGAGGTAGTTCTCGCAGCAGGGGCAGGGGGTCCAGGGGGCGGGGTACATCAGCGGGGCTCCCGCCCCCGGGCCGGCGATGGCGCTGTCGTCGTCGCTCTCGAGAGCCAGCACCCGTCGGCATGGTCGATCCGCTCAGCAAAACGCTCGTGTACGATTGCACCGTAAGTCATTGGATTACCTCAACAAACTCAAAATGCATGCCATCGCGGCGGCTGTTGTAGTGGCCGCCCCAGTACAGGCCGAACCGCGAGGCGATGGGCACCAGGGGCCGAACCGTTCCGGGGTCCTTGGCCAGGGCCGGGGTGCGACCCAGCCCGTTCCACTGCATGTTGAGATCGAACGCGACGCCGTAAGCGTGATTGCTCAGAGAGTCACGGCCGCGGATGCGGCGGGGGACGAAGCTCCCGCCCCAGCTCTTGAGCAGCCCCTTGAGCCCCGCGTCCTCGACGGCCTGGAAGAAGCCGAGGAGCTGGTCGGCCACGAGCCGATGGATGGTGACCTTGCCGCCGAACTCGCTGCCGTAGGTGTCCAGGCCCTCCAGCTGGGGGACCTGGACGCGGACGAGCTGGGCGGCGCGGAAGTTGTTGGTGATCTCGATGGCCGAGTCGGACCCCGCCACCGGGATCCACTCCAGCGGACCGAACTGAGCCTCCCGCTGGACGGCTCCCAAGTAGGCGAGGTCCTTCTCACCGTCGCCGTCGTAGTCGGCCGAGGGCCAGTCCGGGTTCTCCCGGTGCTCGTTGGCCTCGCGGACGAGCTCGAGGTAGTCCAGCTGCTCGAACGGCATCAGAGGATCCCCGCCTTCTGCAGCACCGGGATGATGAACACGGCGACGACCAGGCCGACGCCGGCGGCGCGGGCCATGCGGGCCCCCAGGTGCTTGACCTCCTTGCTCAGCTCCTTGAAGTCGGTCCGCAGCTCCTCGCGCAGCTCCTTGACGCCGATCTCCATGGTGGAGACGCGGGTCTCCAGCACCGCGACGGCGACGTCGGGCTGCGGGGCCTGCATGGGCTGGCTGAGCGAGGGGGTGGCGTCCATCAGAGCGCGGCCCACTCACCGTTACGGTACTCACAGGTGCCCAGGGGCTCGCCCTCGGGGCTGTAGAGCGTGTACTTGCGGTAGGCCCCGCCCTGCTCCTCCAAGCCCGAGATCTTGAGAACCTCCTCGGCCGTCAGGGAGAGCACCGCGAGCATGGCGTCGAGGTCTTCGGGCGTCATGCGAGGTCGTCCGAGGAGTAGTAAGCGCCCGCGACCTTGTAGATGCGGAGCGTTCCCGTGGTGCCGTTTCCACCGAACAGGAAGCCGAGCCGAACAGAGCCCCCGGCATGGTCCCACTCGTTCTCCTCGATCTCCGTCCAGGCGTCGCCGTCGTCGAGCTTCTCCGCAAACGTGACGTCGTGGTCGGTGCGGGAAATGCGCCCCCACCGCTGCGTCGCCCACGCCTTGTCGCTGCCCTGCTGTGTCGTGAGCCGCCCGTTGCGCGCGGTCGCGTAGGCGTTCCACCGACCGTTCGTGGTGCTCCACTGGAAGTTGTTGAGGATCCCGTGGGTCTGCGTTCCCGTCGTCGCGGGACTCCATGCGCCAACATTGAAGTTCACGTCATTCGCACCGACGGCGGTGGCTGAGAACTTGACGTCCAAGGTGAGGTCGCCCACGGCGAGGTCCGGGAGGTAGATCTGCGGGCACGTGTTCAGCGTCGCATGAGCCACGCCCACCCGCTGATCCCCAGCCAGGGAGATGATCCATTCGACGTGGCCCGTGTCGTATTCGATGAGCGAGGTGAAGTCGCTCCAGCCGGCCACCGACCAGCCGTCGAAGATCCCGCCCGTTCCCGAGAGCACCCCGCCGGACTCGGTGTAGGTGACGTTCACCGACGGCGTGAGGTCCAGGGACGTCTGGGACGTGCCGGAGGCGCCGCCGGCCCCGCCAGCGGGGAGTGGAAACTGCCGAGTGGCCGTCGCCATCAGGCAATGCCCTGAAGGTCGGCGTTGACGGTGAAGGTGTGGGTCGTCGGGGCCCCGACGGTGGATTCGCCCGTGACGAGCAGGGCCCCGTCCAGCGGCGCAGGGATCCCGATCTGGTCGTACGCCTCCTCGTCGTTGCCCGTCCACGTGACGTCGAACTCGTGGCAGAGGTTCGTCGGGGCTGCCGCCGTGCCGCCCCGGTACACCCGGAACGTGTCGGTGCTGGCGCCACCCGCCGTCTTGCGGACCCGGAGCCCGTAGTACGCCATCTTGTTGTTGGTGATCGCGTCGGTTCCCAGGAGCAGGGGCTGCGCTGGGAGGAGCTCGGTCGCAGCGGTGAAGGAGCCGGTGAGGCTCAGATCGTCCGAGCTGCGATAAACGGGCTTGCTGGTGTAGGCCATGGGGGCCTCCGCTCCCCAGCCCCTTGTCCTTGCGCCCAGCGGATTACGGGCGGTCGGTGGGTCTACGGGGGTGCTCCAGCAATAGAAAGACGCCGCGAAAAAGGGTACTGCGACGCCTATGCGAATCAGCTAGCGGAAACCTTCCGCCTCGCGGGCGTCCCGCATCCGGCGGCGGGGATTGGGGCGGGGCGGCTGGGTGGGGTCCTGCAGCTCCTTGGGCAGCACCGTGATCTCAAACCCGTCCACCTCCTTGCTCAACCACTTGCGCTGCTCCTGCTCCCACCGCAGGAAGACCCGGGCCTTGGCGAGCGCCAGATCAGGCTCCCCCGTGTCCGGGTCCACGGCTGTCTCGAGGTCGTAGACCTTGATTCCAGAGGACACTCCCAGCCGCCGCTGCGTGGGGGTCTGAACGTCCACATCCGAACTGGCCGACTGAACACCGGACCGGGCCTCGGTCAGAAGCGCCTTGTTCAGCTCTGAAACGAGCCGCCAGCCCGGGAAGCTCTTGAGCAGGAACATGCGGTGCGCCCCGAGCTTCGCCGCGTCCTCGCTGTCCTTCTCGCCGTCGCCGTTGAAGTCGCCCACTTCGACCCGCTTGTTTCCGAACTGGTCGGTGAACTCGTAGTAGCCCACGTACTCCTTGAACAGGTCGGGCAGGTGCTTCAGATCCCGGGCGTTGCGGATCTCCCCGATCTCCTTGTCGTAGTACAGGTGGTGCTCCGAGAGGTACTGCAGAGCCACCATGACGGAGGGACTGAGGCGGCTGGCCAGGCCGGGGTGGCGCGTGAGCACGTTGCCGGTGTCCATTCCGGTCGTGCGGAAGAGATCGACGAAGTCTTCGATCGGAAGGCCCAGGCCCGCAGCCAGCTTCGCGGGCCCCACGGACATGACGAACCGCCACCGCAGATGGTGGGGCACCAGCGCGATGTCCTCAGGCTCCAAGGCGTCCTTCATCGAGGCGTTGAGCATCCGGCTCATCAGGGCGTATCGACCCGGCTTGTTCTTGAGCAGATAGGCCTGCAGCTGGACGTTGCGGGAGCTCCAAACCCAAAACGGAAATACGCGTTTTGCGACGTAGCGCTCGAAGGGCGTGAGGTCGCCGTAATCGAAGAGGGCGCGGTTGACCTGAGCCACTGAGGCGTCGACCCCGATCCCAGACTCCATCCCGGTGATGAAGTTGGCGATGCGGGCTTGGTTCTCGACCTGGCGGTTGAGGTGGCCGGCGGCGATGACGGCGCCCTCGAGCATCATCTGCGTCCCACCCGTCGCGCCCGCGGCCACTGCTCCCGCAGCAGCGCCCGACACCGGGCTGAACGTCTTGACGGCGACGGCGGTCCCCACCGTAGAGCCCGACGCAGCTCCGAGCCGACTGGCCCGCTTGGCGGGACCCTTCAAGGTGAGGAGCCCCTCCTTGCGAGCCTGCCGGACGGACATGCCCCCCGGCTTGTCCAGTCCAACGTCGTCCAGCCACTGGTCGAACGCGGCTCCCCAGGTCTTCTTGTCCTTGAGCTTGCCGATGTTGCCCCGGAGGTATTCGCCAGCGGCGCGGCGGTCGCCCGCCTTGAGCGCCGCCATGGCCTCGGTGATCCCCGCCTCCTTGGCGAGAACCTTCGTAGCCGACCGCGAGTACACGTCGAATCCCGCCGACAGCGCCGTTCCGCCGAGCGAGCCCATCAGGAACCCAACCAAGGCGTTGCGGCTGCCGGACAGCGGATCGTCCTCGTCTCCCGACTTCTGGCCGAGGATCGTTCCGGCTCCCGCCCCAAGCGCAGCGGCCTTCGCCGCGCGCGGGACGTTCACCCGCGAGGCCGTGTCCAGCGTGTCGATGTCAGCCATCACGATGTTGTCGGTGAGAACTCCCCGATCACGCATCAGCTGGCGCCACTCCTTGGCGGTCAGCTCCTGCCGGCCGAAGCGGATCACCTGATGGTCCGGGGCCATCATCAGACCCATCGCCTTGGGAATGCTGTTGATGCTCTCGCGACCGCCCACGAGCAGGCTCTGCAGCACATTCGACGAGGCGTTGCGCCCCACAAAGGCCCAGTGGAGCACGGTGACCATCGTCTTGAAGAAGGTGGTCATATCGTCGAAGCCGTCGATCTGCCCGTGGAGGCCGCGGAAGTAGCCCTTCCCCTCCTCCTCCAACAGCGAAACGATGGCGGTCGGCAGATAGACGTCCCGTTGGACGATGAGCTCAGCCTCGTCCGCGATGCGGTTGTCGATCGGGACTCCATTGCGCCGCAGGAAGTCCATCAGCGCCGACTTGCGACCAGGGCCCGGGGGCATCCCGACGAGGAGCTTCTGGATCTCGTCGCGGTACTTGTTCCAGCCGTCCCACACCCGCTCGTGACCCATGACGCTCTTGAGGCGCTCCACCCCGCTCAGGCGTCGGAAGCCCTGCTCCGCGGCCATCGTGTCCACATCCACCAGGGTGTACTTGCGGTGGTCCCGGGGAACCATCCGCTCCCCCGGCTTCAGCTTGGCCGGATCCCGGATGGAGTCGCCCGCCAGCCGACTGAAGTAGTCGCCCTGGGGGAACGCGGCCTCCATCCGCTTGAGGAACGCGCGGTTGGTGACCGTGCCGGCCACCTGGTTGCCGTACTCCAGCATGATCGTCGCGAGGTCCCGCTCAAACCACTGGATCTGATCGAGGCCGTTGGCCTTGATGACATCGGCCAGCTGGGCGTCGGTGGGCTTGCTGATGCCCTGGGCCGACTCAAGGATCATCGCGCCGATCTCGCGCCGAACCCGCTCGTTGTTCTCGGCCAGGGTTCCCGTGTGGCCGCGGTGCATCGTGGCCCGGATCCGCGTGTCGAGCTCGGCCCCCCGGTACTTCGTCTTCAGCTGCCCCATCTTGAGCTGCGCCTGCTCCGAGAGCATGTGGTGGACGTACCCGCCGACCCGCATCCGCTCGAAGAAGACCTCCTTGGTCCACCAGTCGGGCAAGGCCCCGGACTTCTTGAGCTCGTCGTACATGCCGTCAAAGAACTGGCGGGCCTGGTCCACGATGGGGCGCAGCTCGTCGGGCACCTTGGCGTCCGTGCCGACAGCGCGCGCAGCCGTACGGACGTCGGACACCGAGGCGGCGGCGTAGGCGTCCAGAAGCTCGTCCTCGGCCTTGAACGCATCCACCCGCGCCAGCACGTCGTCGATCTCCTGGCCGACCTTCCGCAGCGCCTCCAGTTCGTAGCGGTCTCCAACGCCAGGGAAGTTGGCGTCCATGTCGGAGGTCAGCTCGCGGATGACGTTGCGGACCTCCTGGGCCTTGCTGGCCTGACGATCGAGCAGCTCGAGGTAGCTCTCCTGCAGCGCCTCGCCCACGGCCTGCGGGTTGTAGGTGTCGGACTTGAGAAGCTCGGCGTTGGTCTTCCCCTGGACCCCCTTGGCAGCGATATCGCTGGCCCAAGCGTCAAGAGGTCGTCCAGCGGCAGCAGCGGGGATCTCACCGTTGGGAAAGCGCGGAACCCCCTTGGGGGCGGCCTTGCCCGGGACCTTCTCCATCTTGATGCCGCCGCCGCTGGCGCGCTGCATCCGGTGCAGCCCACGGGTGCCCTGCGCCTTGCTCAAAGGGGCCCCACCCTCGGCCAGAGGCCGCAGCTGGTCGTACGCCTGGTCGGGGTCGAAGAGTCGGCCAAAGACCTCCTCGAGGTCCTTGTTGGGCTCGGCGAGGCCGCGGACCATGGCCGCTGAGTACAAGCTCTTGAGCCAGTGCCCGAAGTTGATGAACAGATCCTTCAACCCCTCGATGGGGACCTTGCCCTCGCGGAGCCAGCGCACGAAGCCATCGGCAAACATCTCCTCGGCCTCGCGGCTCCACTTGCCGTCCTCGATCGCCTTCTTGCCCAGTTTGTCCGTGACCCACTTGTCCGCAAGGCGCTGATCCCCGACGCCGAGATCGCGGCGGAAGACGTGGCCCAGCTCGTGGGCCAGGGTGGAGACGTCCTTGGAGCCCTTGAACGCCGCGATGACCGCCTTGCCGTCCTGGTCGGCCACGAAGGCCACAGCGCCACGGGCCTCGCCCTTGGGACCCTTCTGGAACAGCGCCTGCCCCTCCATGACGGCGGCGCGGAGCTCCGGCGTGATGGGCATGGCATGCCCATCAATCGGCACCTCGATGCCAAGCTCCGCGAGCCGGTCGGGGCGGGTGACCCGTGACCGAATCTCGCCAATCACCATTTCGCTGGCGCGTGGGGCTCGCCGTCGGGCGGCGTCAAGGAGGAGGGCAAGGGTGATCTCGCCCTCGAGCCCCGTCTCTTGGGCCATTTTCGCGAGGCGATATTCGTCCCCCATGAGCTGCAGTACCTGATGGAGATCAGATCGCTGGCCCTGGCTCCAGACCGGCTGCGCCGAGAGGGTCTGCTTCAGGGCCCGGAGCTGCTGGGGCACCTCCGTCGCCGCCTCAACTGCTGTCGCCTGGATTCGGGCCGGGGTCGCCCCGTACTTCTTGTAGAGCTTCTTGGCGGCACCGGGCAGGACCTTGTCGTAGTGCTGACGCAGGCCCGCAGCTCCCGCGCCTTCTTGCACCCAGGGGTAGCGATCGATCTGCTGCTTCCCCGTGGTCC